GGCCAGGGCATCGCGGAGGAGGACGCTCGATGCATCCCTCCCGTGGTGCGGTTTGCATTGACCGGTTTTCGGGTCTTTCCGCGTGCCGGTTTCGCACCGGGAGGACTTCTTCTTAGGCTCGTCCTGGGCCTGCCCCTGCCCGCCAGCAGCCTCGTACTCGCCCAGGATGCCCCGCGCCATCTCCTGCACTGCCGGGTTCCAATCTGAGCCTACATCGTCATCGAGGACCGTCTCTAACGCCCCCACCATCTTCTCAGGGTCGCCGGACATCAGTGCGGACGCGCCAACCTCAGCTCCGTAGCTGTCCGTATCGGGGTCTTTGACGAGGGCGAGGAGTCCTTCTGCCAAGGCTGCATCTGCAGGGTCCTGGGGAGGGGGAGGAAAGTTCGGGAGAATTTGTCCGGTGTCGGGGTCAAGTCCCACGGCCCCTAACGCATCAGAAACCACCCCCTCTTCGTGTGGCTCATTGATAAAGTCCTCGATGGGTCCGCGACGCGGGTCATCCGCGTCCAGGCCCTCCAGGGCCGACTCCAATGCCTTCTCTGTTGCCGACCCGTCTATCTGGACTTCAGCGTGAGGCTTATCTATTTCCTCGCTGGCAAACTCTGCGTGCGCTTGGATTAAAGTTACGAGGTCGAAGTTATCTGCCAGGCTAAACTTATGCGTCACCAAGTTTTTTTTTACCATTTCCGCGAACCGCATCTGAATGCCGTGGGTGATGTACTCCCGCAGGCCTTGGATAGGTTTGCACTGGCCGGTCTTGGGGTCCTTGTGGGTCCCCGTCTCGCAGCGTTTGCGTTTGCCGGAGGGCTGGTCCTCTGCCTGCCCCTTACCGCCTGCGGGGGTTCGGTCGCCTGGCTCGCCCTCGGGGTCCAGCCCGGCCTGCTGGCGCGTGGCCTTATAGTCTTCCACCTGCGTGGCATAGTCTTCGCGGTCTTCGGGCTGGTCGCTGGTCGCCATATCCTTGTCTCGCTCCAGCTCCATCTCTGCCCTCTCTAAATAGGCCTTGGCCTCCTCGTCGCTCCACTCTGGGCCTACCGGCGACATCTCCAATGCCTTCTCGATATCGGCCTGGTCCTCTGCGGAGGGTGCGCCCGCCTGGGCCTCCTGGGTATACTCCTCCTCGACCGAATAATCGCCTGCGCGGTACGCTGCGACCTTAGCGTCGTGCTCCTCGACAGTATCATACGCGCCCTGGTCTCCAGGGTTCTCTGCGTAGTTCAACGCAGCCTCCAGGAGGTGTGCCTCCGGTGCGGTGGTGGGCGTAACCCCGCCTTCCGGCCCTGGCTCCAACACCAAGCCTCTCTCGTTAGCGTAGTCCTCCATCGCCTCGTATAGCTGCTGCCCCAAGGTCCCATCATCTGGGTTCTCGTGAAGTTCCACGACGGCTGATGTCAGGGCATTCTCTGCGCCCTCCGACTGCGGAGGTCCATCTGGCCTCTCCTCCTCCTGCGCGGGAGCCTGTTGCGACTCCGCGTCGTCGGCCTGCTCCGCTGCCGTACCCTGCCCGGCCTCGTACGATGCAAGCTCCTCGTCCAGATAGACATCGTGTTGTTCGAGAGCCTTTGTTGCGATGTCGTGTCCAGGGCCACCGGCCTCCTGAACAGCCATCAGCGCATCAAATAGTTGCATCTCCGGGTTGCCCCCCCCCGATGTGCTTTGTCCTGATTGGTGACTGTTGAGAGCATTCTGCGCCACCCGCTGCAGGCCTGGGTCGGCTGTTCCGGGAGGCATATCGACAAACTCCTGAACGGCCTCGGCCAGGTGGTCGACAGGCTCCTTTGGCTCGCCCGTGGCAAGCTGCCGTCGCCCGAACTCGCCTCGCTCCGGTTGGAACTTGTGCTGCACCAACTCCGCGAACTTCTTGGCGATACCGTTTGTGATGTATTCTCTTGCGCCTGGTGACAGTCTCATCTTTTTCTCCTAAACCTTAATGTTCTCATCGTCCTCGTCGTCCTCATCGTCGTCAAGCCGGTCCCCGGCTCGTTTATCTTGCGGTCACTGAAACCGCTGACCCGCGCCCTCGCGGAGTTTGATGTCCCGCTGGTCGCGGAAGGGGAAACCGCCCCCGCCTCCCATCATCGCATCCTGCGCCATTCCCTCTACAATCTCGTCGCCCTTTCCAGGAGGGGTCAGGCCGAGCTTCGTATAGCATTCCTCGCGTTTGATATCCAGGCCCGCCTGCAGAGCCTGGCTGATGACGGCGATGTTCGAGTTCGGGTCCTCCCGTGGCTGCTGCGTCGTAGTGAACTTGGGGAGTTTCTGCGGGTCCAGGCCAAGCTCCTGAAAGTTGGACCAGTTGAGGTCGATGAACTGCTTGACGAGTTTCCGCGTCAAATGCTCGTCCAGGAGGTCCCTGTCGTACTGGAGGAAACCGTCGGAGACCTCTCGCTCGACCTCGGCCCGCGCCAGGCTACCGACTCCAGGGTCACCGCCACCGAATGGCAGCGTCGCTCCGAGGGCCGTGGAGAGTATCGCGGAGTCCAGGTACTGAAGGAACTCGTGTATGTTCGACTGCCCTGCCTCCCCGCCCGTAAGGAACTGAAGGTCGTCGCCCTTGCTGTAAACGAAGGCGTGGTCCGAGCGAGCCTTCTTCAACTCGTCCAGGTATGCGTCCCGGATACTTTCGCTGTCGGTACCCTCACCGCCAGGATGGTTTTCCGGGTCGAGCGCAACAGCTAACATCCCGCCACTAGTGCGCTCAAGTGCACTGAGGCCAAAAGTGAGACATTCCATCTTGGCCCACCAAAGGAAGAAGAGTGACTCGAGCAGCGGTTTTCCATAATAGTGAAAGTTCCCTTCCTCGCTACCCCAGACCACCTCGAGCAGGCTCTTGAGTTCGGTGTCCGCGAGGTTCACCCATTTCATCTGGGGGATACTCCACACCTGGCGACGCACGCCCAGGGTAAGGTTCCCCTCCTCATCGTAGTCCTGGCGAGGAACAATCTGCACGCGACGCTTGTCGATATCACGAAGCCTCTTCGGTATCCACCAACTCCGTGCGGGGAATTCACCGAGCTTGATGGTCCTGCGCTCGCCCTCGATGTAGGCGTAGGCCCGGCCCCGGAAAATGGCGTGCGCTAACTTCTTCCGCGACTCTCGGAAGTTATGTATCTCCCCCAGGGCATCGCTGACGATGTCCGCAATGGTCTCCGACTGCGGGTCGTCCGAAGCAGGCTGCACCGACCACTCGCCACCGGCCACCGCCGAGCAACGCTGGTGTATCGCCTGGGCAATTTTACCGTCCCGCTGAATGCGCTCCCATATCTCTGGCTCGCGCTCCTGCGACAGGTCCGGGTCCAGGATACGCCAGTCGGTTCGGTAGACGGTCGAGAGGGCCTGGGCATACAGGTCGCCCGCAGGAAACACGCCTTGGAGAATTGGTAGTCCGGCCATTTGTCATCGCCTCTTAAACTGGTCGCAGTTATCTTATCACCGCAGCCGAGAATTTAAAGCCTCAAGGCACAGGGAGCGTACCGTAATCCGTCGCGCCCTTTTTATCGAGGAAGTCCTCCCAGGTGTCTGCCTCCAGGAACATCGGTGTCTCGTCGCCATTCCAGGCCCCGCGAATGTTGTACTCGAAATGCTCCCAGGCGTTTTCCTCGTAGGTTTCCCCCCCGGTCAACTCCAGGCCGTCGCGTTTCATCTGCTTGATAATTTCCTCGATGCATTTCTCCACCGAGTAAACCGCTACCTCGACCTGCCCGCACCTGGTCCCCATCCCCACAAACGCCTTCTCCATCCCATTGATTATCTGCATCGCGTATCCTTTCTTCGCTTATTTCGCACGGCCTTTACATTTCCCAGGGGCCGGTCGGTTTGCCCATCGCATCGGCCAGCCCCTCTCCCCCGCCTCCCATCATCTCCCTAAACCCACCACCCCGACGAGGTGGCCTGCTGTCGCGTTTATCCAGGGCGGACGGGCGCACGGCCCCGCGTGCTCTCTTGCGACCCCACAGGGCCATACAGAGCGCGTCAGCACGGTCGGGGGACGGCACGCCCCTCTTCAGCATCTCGTCTTTCTTTTCCAACTCGATGCGCCCATCGCTCCTGGGACGATACCGGATGGAGGTCAACTGCGACTTCAGCAGGTCGTCGTCCGGCAACGCCAGCCGTCCCTCGCGCAACTCCTCCCGGAGATACCAATAGGACTCGGCCCGCCGGTTCACGAACTGCTCCGCGTCTCGCGCCTTGCCCCCGCCTTTGAAAGCCATCACCCGGTGACCCAACTCCCTCAAACGGTCGGTCACCCCACCGCCCAGGCCTACATCGTCTACGACGACCAGGGCCGACTCATCCACTCCAAGCTCTCGCTTCACCCGAAGTATCTCCCCGCAGGTCTGCATCAGGTCCCGCCCCGTGTACGCCCGCACCGTTTCCATCCGACCGTCCCGCAGCACGATGACCACCGTCTCGTCCTGCCCGAACCGCGCTACATCGCAGCCGATGACCACCGGCAGCTTGTCCTCCACGCCCTCGCGCCCGACCGCGTCCAGGACCCACCGCAGGCTGATGAGCGTGTCCTCGCCCTCCTCCGGGAACTCCCCGCAGACGCGGGCCTTGTACAATGGCGACTCCACGCCCCACTCCAGGGCGCGTCCCTCCACCCAGGTAGGCGTTACCGCCCCTGGCACCGGGTCGCCCTTGCCCGAGATGTTCGGGTGCGTCAGGCAGGAGATGCATATCGTTTTCCATAGCGGGGACTTGCACGCCTCGAAAAAGCGACCGTCCGGGGCCTCGGGGTTTCCGATGGCGAGTATCTTCACCTCGCCTCCCGACGCGATGTACTCTACCGCGTCCCAGATGTCGCCTTGGATACCCGCAGCCTCGTCCAGGATGATGAGCTGGTGCTTGCTGTGGAACCCCTGCATCCTCGCAGGCTCGTCCGTGGAAAGGCCCAGGGCGAAATGGTCCTGCGCGATGCGTAGTTCCGCTGCTCGAGGCGGGAGGTAGCTGCCGAGGGGGACCAGGGCGTTCGCGTGCGCCACCCGTATCTCCGACCAGAGTATCTCGTTGACCTGCCTCCAGGTCGGAGCCGTCGTGATGACCTTGGAGGGCTTATGGCTGTGGAGGAACCACATCGCTACCGCTGCAGCCACGAAGGACTTTCCGGTCGCGTGACCGCTGTGGACCGCCACCCGGTCGTGGTCGCGGATGGCCTCCAGGACCGCCAACTGGTCAGGCGTGTACCGCGCACCGAGGAACGACGCACCGAAGACCGCCGGGTCCGCTGCAGCCTCCGCGAGCTTGGCCTCCAGGTCCTCGCTACCGCTGGTTGTTTTTCCCTCGGTCACGCTATCCCCTTAGTCGCAGCAGGGGCAGCGTTTGCACCTGGCGAGCGCGTCGCGGTATCGCACGGGTCAATTGAGTCGTTCCCGCGTCGCACGCAGGGCTTCGACCGCCGGTGAGGACAGGGCAGACACCAGGTCGACCTTACCGTAGACCTCCTGCCGTACCTCAGCCGGGGCCTCCAGGCCGAGTATCTTGTCGATGCGTTCCTGCGCCTTCAGCCTAACGACCGGGGTCGTGCCGTCGTCGCGCAGGAGCATTCGATACTGGTCCAGGCTGCGTGCGCGGTGCTCCTCTCGCCCGCCCTCGCCATCGAGTTCCTCGCACAGCCTATCACGCGCCCGACGCAGATACCTTTCCACGCTTCTCGGGCTACAGCCATAGAAAGCAGCCACACGCCTTTTTATGGCCCCATTACGAAAACCGCGTGCGAGCATATCCGCGCAGACGGCTACCCTTTCATCGTGTTCTTTACGGGTAGGTCTCATTTCTTGACCGCCTTTTGACCAGTGAAGTTCTGCCAGCGTTCAATGATAACATCGCAGTATCCAGGTTCAAGCTCCAGGCCGTAGCACGCCTTGCCCGTCTGCTCCGCTGCGATGACGCTCGTCCCCGAGCCGAGGAACGGGTCGTAGACCGCCTCGCACTTATGGTTTCGCATCGGCCTGGCCATACACTCGACGGGTTTCTGCGTACCGTGGAGGTTATTTACATCGGCCCCGTCGTCGTCGCGTATCCTTTTTAGTTCATCGGTGGTTTGCCCGATGGGTGACATCCCCTGTATCTCCCAGACGGTGTTTTGCCTTCTCCCCCCGCACCATTCAGCCTTTTCGCCTTTGCGGACGAGGTAGAGGCACGGTTCGTGTTTCCAATGGTACGCGCCCCTCGAGACGGGAGCGCAGTGCTTGACCCATTGGATAGCAGCCCTGACCTGAAACCCGCAGGAGTCCAGGGAGGCGTGAACGGGTCCCGTGTGGAGTCCCCCGTGCCACACATAGGCTACGGTGCCTGGGAACAGTCTCCAGGCTTCGGTCCAGTCTGCCCTGTCGTCATTGGTGACGGGTCCTTCGCTGCGGTTATCGCAATGGGCGAGGAGCTTATCCCTCCACATCGGGTCGTAGTTCACGCCATAGGGAGGGTCGGTGACCATTAGGAACGGGACGGTATCCCCGAGGAGTTTATTCACCGCGACGGAGTTCGTAGCGTCCCCGCAAAAGAGTCGGTGCTCCCCCAAGGCCCAGAGGTCTCCAGGCTTGACGACCGCCTCCTCGGGTGTCGGGAGTTCCCCATCGTCCACCGCGCCTTCGCCCAGGCAGATGCTGTTGTTATTTGCGAGCCGGTCGAAGAATTTTTTTACCCCCTCGTCGTCGGTCTCGGTGTTTAACAGGATTGTCTCCAGGGCATCCCTGTCGGTCTGGGCCATCGCTGCAATGGGGTCGTGAGCAGCGAGGAGCATATCAGCCTCGTTGTCCTCGAGGTCAACGATAAGGACCGGCACCTCCTGGTCCGGGGTCGTTTCTTTCCGAAGGTGGCCGTCGATGAGCATCAAGCCCTCTTCGGTTTCCCTCGCCAGGAGAGCGTCGGCGTATCCTATCTCTTTGAGCAGGGAGGACATAGCATCGCGTTGAGCCTTCGGGTGCTTTCGCCAGTTTTTAGGGTTGGCGAGCAACTCGCTGGCGGGGACCCGACGCAGCTCAACGATGCGGTCCTGTATCATTTTTTCTTATTGCCGAACCCCGCGAGGCCATCCTCCAGGGCGATGCCACCGACTCCAATGCCGACGAGCCAGATGAGGACTTCCACGAACCGGTCGGCCCCGATGTGACCGAGGCCGGTCAGGACGGCTACCGATACGATGGACAGCAGGACTGTTGTATTTTTACGGCCTCCGAGGGCCTCGAATAAACCACTCATTTGCTTTTCGCTTTCCGTTTGAGGATGACCGCGCCCGCAGCGATAGCTGCAGCGATGCCACCCAGGACTGGACCGATACTCCCCCCCACCGCTGCGGTGGCAACAAAGGCCTCCCCCGCTGTACCGACAGCCTCCTCCAGGGGAGACGACCCGCCTTCAGGCGTAACGAGCCAGGAGGTGGTTTCGCACCCGGTGAGGACCGGCAGCAGGGTGACCGCGAGGAGAGTTCTCATGCGGGGTTTCTACCCTCCAGGGCTACCGCTGTCAAGAAGGCAAAAAGCAACGAAGGTAAGGTACGGTCGGCCCCCCATCCTTTAGATGGGGCCGACCGACCGTACCGAAGCGATTAGGTATGCGTTGGTATGCTTAGGTGTGCTTAGGTGTGCTTAGGTGTCCCTGGTCTGGGGGACTTAAAATCCCGCGTGTTTTAGGACAGGACCGGACAGGTACCTGTCCCATTTGTAACTGGTTCCCCCTCCTCGAGTTATGGGGAAACCGGACAGGACCGGACAGTCCGGTCTGGGCAGCGATACCTCGACGGACAAATCTATTTGTCCTGTCCAAACCTATTTGTCCGGCAGGCCCGGCAGACCCAAATGCTCGTGGGGTCGCCTCCGGCAGGGTTTTTCTCCAGGGTGCAGTCCCCCACCGCCTGGCTCTCCTCGCAGTGATGGCAGAGGCAATCGTGCAGGTTGGTTTTGCCGAGCCGAGAGGTCTCCTCGAACCAGGGCGTTCCGAAAAGGAACAGCTTACCGCTTTTGCTTTTCCAGGGCATCAGGCTCGCAACTCGTCCTCGGCCTCGATGAGCCAGGTGACCTCGGTGCGCTCCTCCTGCCGACTGCATTTCTCCTGCCTTGAGACCAGGGTGAGGTACTTTTCGGAGTCGTCGGTGAGCCAGCCCAACCTGCGAATGGCATCGATGATGGGCTTGAGGGAGGCCACCGCGTTATCCGGGTCCTGCAGGCGACTCCGATACACGGTGAACCGCAGGGTGGAATGCCAGCCCCGCTGGTCCTCCTTATCGTCATTGGTGAGCCGACCGCAAACAGCTAAGGCCAGCATCTGCCACACCTTAGAGTCCTTCGACCGCCTTGCCCAGTGCATCCGCAGAGATGTGTTGTGGGATATCGGTATCCGGCTGAAGGTCCAGGTCCTTGATGTCTCGGGTGTCACTTTCGGTGGTCCGTCGTAGTTTTCTGGGGTCATCGTCATCTAAAAACTTATGCATAAAATGGGGAACATCGATATCCTTTCGATGTCTGTAATACTCTCGAAAGGTCAGTCTGTCCTCCTCGTCATCATTATCGCACGGCGATGGCTGGCGTAAAGGCTTAGGCATCCTCTCCCTGGCGCAGGCGGTGATGGCCGAGATGGAAGGCCGGAGGTCCTTGTCCTGGGTCTTCGCCACCCACTCCAGGGCCTCCACCACGATGTGGGGAGGGAACCTCCGCACCGCGTCGATGAAGACCTTGAGCTTCGGCCCCGCGACCGGGCTGCTCCACAGACCGATATAAATGTTTTCTACCTCATCGATGTCTTCGGAGGTCCAATTCGCTGTCATTTGTTTTCTCCCTTTTCGCGGAGGCGACGGGCTTCAGCCTTCGCCTGGTCGGTGTCCCTCTCCCTGAAGGACTTAGGCTGTTCGCCTTCGACCGGTGTTTTAATTTCAGACGGGTTTCGATACCGCTGGATATTCATCACCGTCAGCCGAGTACCGCATTTCTGTTCGTAGGCTTTCCAGGCCTGCCAGTCCTCGCGGGTCACCCCGCGCTCGTAAACACAGATGCCCGCCTTCGCATACCCAAGGTTTAGCTCCCTGGCTATCTCGTCAACGAGGATGGTCTGGGCTTCGCTTTCTTTCCCCCCCGGTGAACTGCTGAATGGAAGAGGACCGAAACTACCCTTTTTATCCTCCGTCGCCGTCGCGTTCACTTCATCTTCTATTCTATTCTCTTCTCTTCTCTTCTCTTCAGGGGCCACCTTGTACTTTGACTTGCGCGGTCTGCTCAGTTTTTGATACCGATGCCAATTGCTGCAAATGTAGCTGGTCACGCCATTTAGCCTCCTTACGGATATCATATCGCGCTCCTCGAAAGTGCGCAAGTACCCCTCAACGACCGCACGACCTACGCGCAACCCAGGTAGAACCTTGGTACGAAGGTAGTCGGTCTCTGCGCGACCGATGCCCTCATCATCCGCATTGCAGATGAGGCCCGCGAACAGAAGTCGGGCGACCGCCGGGAGGTCCATGAGGTCAGCCGACAAAAATAACTCGCTGCTAATTAACCTCTTGGGCATCTGCCTCACCTCCCTCCAGGCTGTCCAGGAACGCCTCTGTGCCTTCCGCGACGATGTGGCTGAGGGTTTTCCCGGACGCGAGGGCGTGAGCCTGCACGCGCTCCCACAGGCCTTCTGGCATCATCACCCCGATATGTTTCTTCGCGGGGCCTCGAGGCCTCCCCCGCCTGGTCTCTTGTGTTTGCATAGCCCCACAATAACCGCCTCCAGGGGCCGTGCAAGGGGCCTGTGAAATAATTGGAAAAAAAAGGGTTAATTGCCTTGAGGTTAGCCACGCTGCGAGCTAATCTACTCGCAGTTAAACAACGAGGGCGAAAAGCCCGGAAAGGACAGACGATGCGAACAGGACAGACAGGACAAGCGAAGCTCACCTGGCGGATGACCGGGGGAGTCAGGGGAGACGACCAGGGCTTAGGCTTCATCGCCCGCGACGAGGAAGGGACCAGAATGTGGAGGGTCCTGCCCTACATCACCCGCCGGGCCTACCTCGAGCACCCGGTCAACCCGGTGGTCAGCCATTGGACGCTCGAGCGTTTTGCCTTCGCGGGCGAGGGCTTTTCGGGCGGGACCCGGTCGACACCCGGATGGGAACGCTTCGCGGTTCCACAGTGCGACACGGCTGAAGAGGCGATGGCCCACGCGGAAAAGGGCTGCAGCTAA